TCTACTTCATGCCTTGAAAAATAACTGTGCATTCGCTTTACTGTGTCAAGCGACAAATTCTTTTTGTTTGAAATGTCACGCGCACGCGCAACACCAACCATTGTTCCACCGCGACCAAATTCTTTGCGCCACTTCAAACCAAGTTCCGCTTCGCCAGCCATTTCATCTGTTGGCTCAAAACTTTCTTCTGCAAGTTCAGCAACATTCGCAACTACTTTTTTTTTTTGAAGTTCTGACATTGTCAACTTCAAAGCGTCCATTGCAACTTCTGTTGGGTTGACGGAACCAACAATAATAGAATTGAAAATTGCGTCTATCTGTTGCGGTGTAAGTGTTGGGAATGCCGCAGCCACAACGCCCCTTGCACTATCTTTCGGAATGATACCAGTTGCAGTTTGAATAAGTATTTCTACAAGCGAAGTTATCTGCGCGCCATTTAATGCCGTTGCCGCAACGTTGGTTTCTTCTACTGGCGCAGCACTATCTGTTGCAGTTGTTGCTTGACTTGTTGCTGGTGCAATTTCTGCGGTAGCTTCTTCAATTGAAATTGGTGTATTTTGTACAACAGTCAATTCAATGTTTGGTATTTCAAAAGAAATAATTTCTTCGAAGCCGTCTGTCAATTTTCTTTGCGCTGGTTGAATAACTTGGTTCAAGAAAATTTTCAGACCAGCAACCATTTCGTCTTTATTACTTCCGAAGCCAGTTGTGTCACGAATACCAAATAATAAAGGTGTTGTAATTCTATGCGCAATCATTATTTCTTTTCTGCTTGTTTCAGAAAGAAATTCATATTGCTTGTCTGCGTCTGAAATTGGGAACGCAGTTATTTCTGGCTTCGTGTGTTCTGGTTCATTAAATGTCATAATGAACTTGCCAGCGTTGCGCGCGCCAGACAATTTGTTTTCCCAATCGTTTGCAATTTTTCTTTGCGCATCTGGTTCTTGTTGACCTTGAAAGAACGAAACAATGAACGAAGGGAACAGACCATTCATAATGTTATTGACATGGTAAATTCCAATTTGTTTTGACAGTTCAATGTAATTCACCGCGCTCCAATAGTCGGGGCGTGGATAAACTTGACCGCTGGTGTAATTGAAGCACCAATAAATTTGACGCGGTTGTTCAACAGACTTTAATGAATTGAACTGCGGAATAAATACTGGCTTGTTTCTTTTCTTCTTTATTGCAGACCAGTCTGCGCTATGATAAATTCCAAGAACGTCTTCTGTTTCTGCTTCAACTGCAATACGACATTCTTCAAATGGCAAGTGGTTTATTTTCGCAATTGTAGTTCTGTCTGTCGAATAAATTACTTCTAAATAATACCCACCAAATTGTTTCCAGTCATGCGCGCAACCGTAGAAAGAATGCGACACGTCTAACGCGTCAACGCGTGCTTGGTTTGCGCCAGCGTCAACACCTTTGCCAGCAATCATGTCTGCAATAGAAATGCAAAGTGAGCCGTGAACTGGTGACGTTTCTGCAAGTTCGCGTAAGTATTGCGGAAACAAATTGTTCACGCCAAAGTTTACCCAACCAGCGCGGTCAAGTTTTTCATTTGCGCTGACTGGAGTGTAGTCTGCGAACTGCAAGTTCAAAACATTTGGTGTCTTATCCATTGTAAATTATGTCGTCTTGTATTGTAACATTTGGAACGTCGAAATAAATTGTGTTGTCTTTCAGTTCAACCAAACCTTGCTCGCATACACCAACGACAACTGCGTTGTTTATGTCAATATTTGTTGAACTGTTTTGGCCGTACACAATGTACCGATAGCGTCCGTTCAAAGTTAAACCAACTGTTGTAATTTGCAAAGTTGTTATACGTTGCGTTTCAGCAAGGACAACAGCAACTTGACGAATTTCATCACCGACAATACTATTTTCTTCATGTGTAATTACAACAAGATAATTTGTAAACGTTGGCAAAAATTGACGTGCTTCATCCAGCGTCAAGCGCACAAATTGGTTTGAGGTATTTGTTTGTAGGTACAACATAATTGTAAAAAAAAAGGCGAGCGCAATGCCCGCCCATTTTAATCGTTAGGTTGAGTTAATTAAGGTGCAGGAACGTATGGCGGTTCAACAGTAATGTCTGGTGCAAAGTTGTCGAACGGATACGTTCCGTAATCTTCCAAGAAGTCTGGTTGGTTTGGTTCTTCCGCAGTTAATGTGAGCGTGTAACCATTCAAGTCGCCTTTTGCTTTTCCCGACTGGTATGTTCCAGCGGTCAAGAAAGCACCGTCGGTTCTTCCAACCATCATTATTTGGTCATCGTACAAACGCACGAATACTGCAACTTTTGCTTTTGACAATAATTCAAGTTCTTGCTTCTTGTCAACTGCAAGTTTTCCAAGTGTCATTTCAACTGCTTGTACATAGTACAAAGTTCCGTTTTCCAAGTTTGGTGTTGGCGTTACGGTCACTGCACCAGTATTACGGTTTGGCTGGTAGCGAAACAAGTCAGCAGTTGGCAGTCCAGTAATTATCGTCAAGTTTGTAACTGGGTCAGTTGTAAAAGTTATTCCGCTTTGAAACTGTTCCCAATTGCCAATGAAAATTTCTTTTACGCCACCAACACCTTCGTTACATTCAAGCAAAAAGCCAGTGGTTAATAAGCATTCAGCCATATCAATTTATTTTTTAAAGGTTAGAACCAAGTTGAATATGCAACAATTTCAGAACCAATTCCGAACTGTGCAGCGGCAAAGAACTTCGCACTGAAACGAACGTTGTCTTCTGCGAATTGCCCCATGTCTACAACTTGAATATTGTTCCAGTCAGACAATACGTTAGTTCCAAACCATACGTTTGACTTGCGCATGAACAAAATTGTGTTTGCTGGAAGACCACCGCACACTGCAATTTGATACATACCCAAATACGTACGTGGAACTTCTGGACCACCAAGCGTGTACCAACCATTGCCAGCAGCAGCAGAAGCAAACATGAATTTTTCCCACACGTCTTGCGACATGTACAACATTGGTTTTTCGTTTGCGTTCTTCACTGCAATTGGAAGTGCGTCAACAACAACTTGCAGTTGAGCAAAAACGTTTGCAGTTGTAATCGCAACGGCAGCTGGTTTAATTACAGTTGCGTCTGCATCCATAAGCGGCAACAAACCACTGTACTGTGTAGCAAGCGCACCGTTACCAGTCCACAAAGTTGTTTCGTTATATTGCGCCATACCTTCAAGCATATTTGCAATAATGTTTTCAGACAATGCCGCTTCTACATTACCGCGCTGGTAGTCGCCAGCTGGCCAGTCATTCAAGAAGTCGTTCTTGCAAATATTGCGTTGAATTTGGAATTTCTTCAACGTCAACCAACGTTCTTCAATTTGAATGTCGCCAAGCGGAGTGAAGTCACATGTAGGTGCTTCAAATGCAATGTCGTCTGTGAGACGCTTTACAACTTGTCGCCAGTCAATGTTTTCTTTTACTGTTACGTACTGCAAACTTTCATTTGCGAGGAACGCAGCGCGAATGTATTCGCCCGCATATTTACCAGCATAAGAAGTGTCAAGTGTTAATCCTGTTGCCATATTGGTCTTTTTTTTATTCGTTATTGGTTAATTGTTCTTTGGCATATTTGCAAGAATTCTTTCTTTCAAAGTCATTTGTCCGAAAGACTTTTCTGCTTGCTTGTTTTGTTTTGCGAATGCATGTTCAGTTGTCTTGTCCTTTACAGAAGCGGTTGCTGGTTGCTTCTTTAATGCTGACAATTCAACTTTTAATGCAGTAACTTCTTTCGAAAACTTCAATGCTTTTTCTGCTTCGCTTGCAAGTTTGGTTGTTGCTTCTGCGCGTTCTGTTTCTAAAACAGACAAGCGTTGTGTCAAATTTTCAATTACAGAAAGCAAGTCTTCTTTTGACATTTCTTCTTCTTCTTCTTTCGCTTCCATTACTTCGGAAATTTTACCGTCGTCGCCAACGACAATGCTCATTCCATTTTCCATTGTATATGTGCCAGCCATGCACGCAACTGGGTTGCCGTCTTCATCCATTGTGTAACAGTCAGCGCCAGCTTCGAATGCTGAACCAGTTGTGTAAATTGAAGAACCGTCTTGCAGTTTTGCTTCTGCTTCAAACTTTAATTCTTCTTCGAACTTTACACCGTGTACGGTTGGGTCTGTATTGAACTTTGTGAAAATTGCCTTCAGTTGTTCTTTGAAATTTTTCTTGTCCATGAAATTGCTTTTATGTAGAATGTGCGAGAAAACAATTTTCCCACACCAAGAAAAAAAAATTCTTGTATAAAAGGAAACGCGTCCGTTTCCAGACGCGCTTCACAAACACAAAAAACAAATTGAACAAAACACAGAAACGTTATTGAAATAACAATTCTATTTCTTTGAGCATACGTTCTTCAATACTTGCAGCGGCAGCATTTAATTGCAGTTCGCTGAAACGTCCTTCAATTGAAAAGCCTTTTATGTTGCCTTGCTTGACTTCGCTCCAAACTTTGTCGTCGTCAACTTTTACACCAAGCATCCAAGTTCCTTTTGGCACATTCATTCCGAAGTGACGTGACTTATCTTGCTCGCTTTCGACTATCCAACTTTCGACAACTGTGCAACCTTCAATTTCAAACTGGTGCTCGAAAGTGTGGTTGTGTTGCATGTCCTGTTTCAAAAACATTTGCGCGCATTGCATTATTGTTTCTTCGTCAAAGACAACATAAAATTCTTCCATTGTCTTTTCGTCAATTCGATAAATATATTTGTTCGGTACCATTGCTGCACCGTATAGCATACGACGTTCTTCAATTGCTTCACTAAACTTGTGTTCGCTTAATGCAATCCAGTTTTCTTGAATCGCTGGACTTTCAACAAGTCCAATTGCAAACACGCCAAGTTTTCCTTCTGCGTCAATAACGCACTTCAAAATTTTCTTCTTTTCCATTTTGTTTTTTGTTTGAATTGTTATTTCTTTGTCATACTCAATTATGAGTTTTCAGTATTTGGTTTAAGTCGAAAGGTGCAGCAAACGTGTTGCACTTTTTTTATCCTAAACGTGCAAGGTTTGCGACACGTTCGCGTGCTTCTTGTGCGTTTGTTACGTCGCTTGCAAGAACGTATGTAGGCTGAACTTGTGCTTGTCTGTTTTGTAAAAAGTCAAGGTTTAATGCATTAAATTGTGGTGCTTGCGTATTTGTGTTTCCGCCAACAGACAAATTGCCACCGCCCGTATCTGTGCTTGGTGGTGGTGGTGGTGAGGTGCTTGAAGTGTATTGCGTCGCTTTAATTTTAGCAACGTTTGCAAGACCAACGGCAATTGCAGCAGTAGCAGCAACCGCGCCACGAATTGGTGCGTCTGGAGTTGGAATTGAAAGTTGTGAAGTATATGCACCTTGCGCTGCCTTGTAAGTTTCAATAAGCGTTTGTGCAATTTGTAATGCTTTGTTTCTATTGAATGCTCGTTTTCTTTCTTCTTCTGTCTTTCCTTCAAACGTAGTATTTAATTGACTTAAAGAAGTGAGCCAACCGCTTGCAGCATCCAGTGAATTATTTATTCGCGCTTCTTGAAATGCTGCGGCAGCGTCAAGTTGTTTCTGTTGGTATTCTGCTTCCAGTCCAGTAATGTCTTCGCCATTCTTTCTTGCAAGTGCAATTTTGTCTTCGTACTGTCTTTGCAATTCAACCTTTTCAATTTCGTACTGCGCTTGCAACATTGGAAGTCCAGCAGTATTTGCCATCAAACGCACGTCTTCAATTTCACGTTCTTTCGCCAGACGTTCTTGTGCGAACTTGTCACGAACTTCTTGTTCCTTTGTTGCTTGCTCTGCAATTAAACCAGACGCGTCTTGTCCAGCAGCACGCAACGTTTCAATTCTTTCAAAATAGTATTCGCCAATTTTTTCCAGTTCGCGTTGTTGTTCTGACTTTAACGCTTCTTCGTTTTCTAATGCATACGCGTCAAGTTCTTGTTGAATTTCTTCTTCTGCCTTGCGTACTTCTTCCAAAAGAAGTTGGTTGTACTTTACTTCAATTGCAAGTTCTTCTTGCTTTTGTAATTCGCGAACTTCATTTAAATTTGCGCCAACTTTCTTCGCCTCGTTTTCAAGGTCTGCATATTTCAAACGAACTGCTTCGAGTTCTTTCTGTTGTTCTGTTTGACCGCTGGCAGAAAGTTCACGTTGCACTGCAAGCACCTTATCACGGTATGCTTGTAAGTCATTTGCCTGTTGTTCATTTGCTGACTTCTGTGCGTCTGCTTTTGACTTTGCTTCGCTTCTATCTTGCTTCGCAAAACCTTCGTTTAATAAACGTTTTCTTTCTGCAAATATTGCATCGTTTTTCGCAAGGTCAACTTGACTTGCACCCAAACCTTCCAGACGTTTCTTTTCGTCTTGGTAAGCATTTTCCAAGTCTTGGTTTGCCTTCTGTCTTTCTGTCAAACCAATTTGGTTGAACTGTCTGTCAAGGTCAACACGCGCTTGGTTCAGTGCGTTTATTCTATCGATAGCAAGAATTTCATAGTCGACGCGTTGCTGCGAATACTGTTTGCGAAGTGTGTCCAGTTCTTTTTCTTGGTCTTCTGTTATACCGTAGTTGCTGCGTTGTAGTCTTTCAAGGTTGTCAATTTTAGTTTTTGTGTCGTTTATTTCATTTTGTGCAAATTGTCTTTTTAGTTCGTACTGTTTTCTTGCGTCATTACCAACTTCTGCAAGAACTTTCTTTTCTTGTTGTTTTCTGTATTCTGCTTGCTTGTCAATTTCAGTGTTTGCCTTCTGTGTGTTTTCACGCGCCTTGTCTTGCATGAATGAAAACGCTGCAACAATTCCAGCAACGGCAACTGTAATGCCGACCAGAATTGCAGTAACTGGGTTTGACAATAACGCAGCAGTCAATGTACGAAATGAAGAAATAACACCCTTGACTCCGTCTGTAATTGACTTGAATGAAAAGTTTTTAATTGTACTTGCAAAACCTTTTACACTTTCGCCAACTCCTTCAAAGTCTAAATTCAAAAGACGTTCTTGCAGCAATGCAAAATTTCCTTTTGTTTTCTCAATTGCGTTACCAGCACCAGCACCAATTTCTTGGTTTAAGTCTTGTGACTTGTCTTTGAGGTCGGAAATTTGGTCTTTGAGTGCTTGGTATTCTGCGGTGCCTTCTGCAATTTTTCCAGACGTTAACAAGTTTGTGAGTTCGCGAATTTGCGCTTTCAAACTTTTTGTTGGTTCAACTGGAAGCGTACCGCCAAGTCGTGTAAATTCTGCGCTCGCTTCTTTCCACTTGTCCGTATTTGGGTTTAACGTATTCAAGTCTTCTTCTAACTTCGCCAGACGCACGTCTGTGAGTTCTTGCACGCTACCACCAAGGTCAATATACACTTGGTTCAATTCATTCCATTCTTGCGTATCTGGTGTGGTCGCTGCAAGCGTTGTCTGCAAGTCTTTCAATCCAGACTTTAATTTGCTTGTATTTCCACCAAGTTCTTTAAATTCTTTTGCAGCGTCTTGCCATTGCTTCGTCTTTGGGTCAAACGTCTGCAACGTTTTTTGCAATTCAGAAATGCGTTGCGTTGTTTGGTCTGTTTCTTTTTCTACACCAGTCAACGCTTCGGTAACACCGTCAATACCTTTGACCGCACCAGACGAGTCAACGCTTATTTTTATTTGGTAATCTTTTTCGGCCATGTCTTAAAAAAATAATTTGTATGCAACGTAAATAAGAACGCCCCAACCGAAAACAATTGAAAGCAGTTGTAG